AGTTCGAGAATGTTTCTCGCATTTTAAATGATGAGGATGTAGAAAAGTTTGAACGTTGGGCAAACCTTTTAATTTATTTAGGTGTACCAGAATCCGATGTGTACGATTTGGAGTTTAGCGAGTTTGTTGAATACATTAAGATATTCTCAGACACTAAAGTAAAACCATCGAATGAGTTTTGTAAAGTGATTGAGTTAGATGGATATACTTACACATCACACGAAGACGAATTGAAAATCTCAGTGCGTGAAATGAAAATGATTGAGAAGCAAGTATCTAACCATCCACACAATTACATTAGTTACTTAATGTCGGTATTGTTTAAGCGTAATGACTTAACTAAAGCTGAACACTACGCAGACGCACACATCAAACAAAAGGCAAAGTTGTTTAGTTCACTTTCTGCTGAACTTGCTATTCCTTATGCTACGTTTATTGGTTTAAAATTATCTAACAGACTACAAAATGCACCTACCGAAGTCGTGGAATAACGTAAGTGTAGAACAATTTATGGAATTGAAAGGGTTACAAGTTGACTCTTTCGATTCTATATTTGATTTTCACGTTGAAGCAATAAGCATCTTGTCCGATACTGACATAAATGATGTGTACGATTTGGATTTTGACGAGTTAACGGAACTAATAAAAGAAATTAACTTTATAAATCGTGACCCAAATAAACCAGTAAATCGGATAATTGCCGATTTGCACTACATAGGTTTACAAAATTTAAAAGTTGGAGAGTTTATAGACTTAGAACACTACTTTACTAACAACTATTATGCTCATTTGTCAGACATTTGCAGTGTTCTTTACAGAAAGAAACGTTTTAACGAGTGGGATAATGAAGTAATTGAGCCGTATGAGTACGATATTGAGCAAAGAAAACAACTATTTAAAGACGTAAAATGTACCGATGTATTCGGAATAGTTCAAGAGTATATAAAATTCCGTGAAAACTTTATGGAAGTTTATATCAATCTATTTCAAGAACCAGCAACAGATGAAATTGAAGACGATTTAACCGATGAGGAAAAGGAAGAAATTAAGAAAGAAGACAATCTTAATAAATGGTCTTGGGAAAAAACGCTTTATATCTTAGCAAATGAGGACATTACCAAAATTGACGATGTCCTTAATATGAATCTTATCTTTGCTTTTAATATGCTATCAATGAAGACTGAATTGCAACTTTAAAAGAATGCTGTTGTCGGTGCATTAGGTAGATTTGGATAAGGCGAGTCAATCCAGTTAAACTTAATTGATACCATCGGATTATTTAAAATCTTAGCCATTTCAAGAATTGGATATTTTTCAAACTGCCAAGCGATGTACTCTTGTGTAACTTCAGCAAGTATGTCTTTTACGTCCCCACGTTGTAGCCATTTGTCAGTAATTGAATAAGGTGGTATTCCTCTACTTGTACCCTCATCTAAAAACAAATAGTAAAACATTGCATTGATAGTAATGTTGATTTTATTCAACTCATCTCCAGTCATTGCAGATATACGAATTGAATCGTATAAAGTTCCAAAATCTATAAGACCTAAATCTCTAATTTCTTTTTGCAAAGACCTTGCTAACTTATTACGTGTAGCATATTTTACTTTAAATGTTGCCATTAGTTCGGTATTTCAATTGGTATAACACATTCTGGTAGATTAGCAACTTCAAACGTAATACTCATGACCCAACCAGCACAATAGTCCAAATCAAAGTTGTTTAATGGTGTTGTGTTCATTGGGCTTATTACGTCAATGCTTAAATCTTGACCATCGTAAAAGTACAAATAAAAATCGTTTAATATCAATTCAGTATCTGATAAAATTACGTTTATATTTTGTCGGTCTTTTTGAATAATATCCAAGCAATAAATATCAAAGTTAAATTGACGTGTGTTTAGTCCAGCACTTGTTGAAGTTGGAACGGCATAAACAATCGGATACTTCTCATCTTTAGTAGCAAAGTTTGGCATCTGTTCTTTGAAGTCTGAACCGAATTTTTTAACTTGTAAATGTGCGTCACAAAACGCAGTCATCTTATTTATAATTGTTTGGTAACTCATAGCGTTGCACTTTCTTTTATTTTATTCATTTTATTTTGTGATGCCGTAATGTCAGACTCAACAACAACCGCTTTAATAGTTGGTTGTTCCATACCATTATTGGTAGAACTTAGATTGTTTGCTTGGTTGTTTCCACTTGAATACATAGATGTTTGTGGCGACATAGTAGGAATTGATGCAGTAGCACTACCACCACCACCAGCAGACGCACCAGCACCACCATCGAATGTAGTAGACGAAATCTTTTTAATGTTAATCAATCCAGCCGCTACCGCAATCGCAGCCATAACCGCACCAAGTATAGGGTTACCAGCAGATGCAAACGCAGAAGTAGCACTCTTATAAGTGTCAATTGTAGCACTTGCTATATTCGCAGCCTTTTGAACTTGAAACGCTTTCTTTTGTGATGCTTTAGATTTTCCAGCAAATGCTTCTGCTAAATTACCAATCGTTTGTAAACCACTTTGAACCGCTTCAACTTTTTGTGCGTTTAGTTTTTCTTCTTTTTCTGTTTCCTCTTTTCTATACTTGTCGTTTGTTTCTGCAAGTTTCTTTTTCTCCTCATCATTTAACGCTTGAAGCAATGCACTATCTTCTCCAGCAATTAAACGTTTAGCTTCATAGTCAGCTTTAATTCTTTGAAGTTCTAATTGTTCTTGACCTTTTCCAGTTTCAGCTTTTAATTTAGCAACCGCTTCTAAACGTGTTTTCTCCTCTCCTTCAAGTTTTACTTTCTCATCTGTCTTTGCCTTTTCAGAAAGTATTAACGCTTGTTTTGTTTCATCATCGTACTTTTGATTAATTATTTTCTTCTCATTAAACTCTTGTTCTTGAAGTTGTAAGTCAATAGTCTTTTTCTCTTCAGCAGTTAACTTAGAATTTTTAGCATTATCAGCTCTAAGACGTGCGTACTTTGTTTCATTTGATTTTAATTCTTTATTGACTCCCTCATCCATCAATGCGATGTTTGTGTCCTCAATTTGTCTTGCAGTTTCTAAACGTTGTTTAGCGTATTCTTGTTGGTCTTGTTTTCTTTTTTGTGCAGACTCTTTGTTATTCTTTGCGGTTTCTTCGTTTGCTTTTTTATTATCTGCTACTTCTTGTGTTTTAATCTTTTTAACGTTGTAAGTACTATCTTGAATCAACGTTTTAGTTTCTTTTAAACCCTCTTGTATTGCTTTTATTTGGTCTTTGTCTAACGAGTGACTAACCGCATTGTCTTTTAATTGTTGTTGTAATGCCTTTTGTCTTAGTTGAGCCGTTTGAATGATAGCCTTTTGTTTGGCAATTTCTAATTGAGTTGTGTTTTTACCTTCAATTTTTGCTATCTCAATTTGTCTGTCGTATGCAGTTGCTATCTTTTCGCCTTTATTCTTGTAAGAATCAGCAATCTTTTTATTATTTTGAATAGATTTCTTTGCTTTGTCTTCTTCTGCAAAGTTTGTAAGCCCTAACCAATCAGCAAAATCTTTTAACTTCTGAATAACAAAGTCAAACGCTTTAGACATTGCGTCAAGTATTGGCTTTATAAGTCCGAGTTTATTTGCTAATAAAACCAAACCAACAACAACCGCAACAATAACGGCTACAAGTAAGAAAATAGGATTCGCTAAAAGCTGAAGACCAAACGTAACAAATGCTTTTCCTAATTGACCAACAACACTTATTAAGCCTTTAATAGAATTACCAATAGTTGCTGGACTTATTGAAGTTAAAGATTTTCCAAACATCTTAGCGGATTCGGCTGCACCTTCAAAGTCCATATCCATCAACTGCGACTTCATCAATCCAAAAGCGTTGGAAGTAGCTTCAAACTTTGAACCAGTAGCGAATACTGCTACTTTTTCATTTGCATCTTTTAACCTATCGGATAATTCCCCAGCACGTTCAGCCAGTTGTTGCATTTGTTCTGGGTCAGTAGCATTAGCCAACTCCCCCTTCAATTGCTTTAATTCACTTTTTATTTGTGCTAATCCACCTAACTTAATAGGAATCTCTATACTTTGTCCAGCCATAACTATATTGTCAGTTGCTTAAATTTCGTTTTTATAACTTAATGTGCATTGTTCCGTTTGGATGTATATACACATCTCCATAAGTAAGTCCAGCGTCTGTTGCTTCTCTTTCATTTTGAAATACTGGAATATTATCTAATCTAACAATTCCAAATTCAGCGTTCAATGCTTTTATACTTGGTGCAATTATACCATCGTCTGTGGGTGTTAAATCGTTACCTATCCACATTCCTTTTAAACCGCTTCCTATAACGTTACCGCTACCCATTACAATCGCTTGTGATGAACTATCTATTGAGTTTATATTGTTGTTTACTGCTTCGCTAATTGCTTGAAAGATTGACTTGTTTTCTGACTGCGTTACCATTTTGGGAACACTCGTTTTGAATGGTGCTAAGTCTATGTCAGTATCAATACTCATTAACTCAACTTTAGTAAGCAACTTTTGGTTAACTGAATAATCAATTATTTTGTTTATAGTCCACCAACTATTGTCAATACGAATTTTGTCGTTAAGTTTCAATGATTGAATATCTAACTCGTTCAAGTCAAAGTAAGCTATTAACATTTTACCAGTATTAATCTGAGCAATTGTTCTTCTCCAGTACTGATTGTATAAGTTGTTGTTTGTAGTTTGGAATCCTGAATAGTAGTAGAAATCACACAATCCAAAGTTGATGTCAAAACTTGGTTTCAATGGGTCGTCCCAATGTCCAGCGTATGGATAAGAAGTTAAGCCACTTTGTCCAGTAGTTCCATAGTCGTACAAGTTGAATGAGTTACACGCTTTCAATCCACCATCGTACAATATTCTTAAATTTACTTTTGGTTCTGCAAAGCTAAACGATGGAACGAAAGCATTAAATGGTGTTTGTAACAATGGTGTAGGACTAAAGATAAGTTCTTTTTTATCTACTCCTTTGATATATTCATTATCAAAAGTGTATTCAATTTGTCCGAATACTTCACGTGTAGTATCAAAATACTTTTTATTTGCTTCGTCTGAATCTTGTTTATATGTAAGTTGTATTTTCTTACCGGTCAACTCTGGTAAAAATTGCAACACTTGGTCGCTATCTTTTGCAAGTTTGTAAGTCCAATCTTTCTCAACTCCACTATCTACAAAATTATCTCGTGTTGTTAAGTTCAAAATGTTTGGATTATCTTTGTCTGACTCTATATACAAATTGTACATTTGAAAAATAGACTTTAAGAAATCCTTTTGCTTAATCTTTGATGGAACGAATCCAAGTAAATTAATATTCGCACCGCTTATGATTGTAGTTGACGATGGTAGTACTTTAATACTAACTGAATTTGCTACCATTTGAGAATTGATAGTAACTGGAGAACCCCAAGGAGAACTATTTGCACTTCTCCACACCATAGCATTAGGACTAAAGTTGGCATTAGGTGCAACTGATATGTTCATACCAATAGCAACTTGCAAATCATCTCCAGCAACAATTCCAGATACTGGTATGTTAAAAGTTTTAAGTCTGTTTTCTATGTTCGTACTTGAAGCAGAAGTTAACGTCAAAGGAACTCCAACGGCATCTGAATAAGTAACTGAAATCTGAGTACCATTTTTATATATCGCTACAAATGGTCGAATGTACATTGCCGAATAGTTGGCATTGTTATTAATAATAAGACCTAAGTCAATTAAGTATGCAATTGCACCACTTGAATTAAGCAAGTTAATTGAGTAGTCAATATCCACTTGAAAATTGTAAGAATCTCCAGTACTTAATGTAAATGGTGTGTCATAAACTCCAGTAGTAGGATTGAATAAATTTAATTCGTCTACTATCTCGGTGTAGTTTGTAACGTATGCACTTGATGGAACATTAAATAAAGTAGTAAACGTTTTTGTTGCCGTAGCATCTACTAAATAATTATTGTAAATATCTCGCTTTACATCTCCCACAAATGGAATTAATAACTTATCAAAGCGATCAACCTCTAAAGAGTTCCAAGTATAAGAAAATCCTTGTGATGCAAATATCTTATCGAAGTAAGTCTTAGCATATATTGCCGGTTTTGCTTCCTTTAATGTGTAGTTACTTGTATTCTGGTAGCCTAATAAATACTTATAGCCATCATTAACATCGTGCGACCAACTATCTACAATGTTAGCAGAACTAATAACGTGGTCTAAGTCGCTAAAGTCTAAGTCTGTCAACTCGCTATTATCTAACTTAACAAAGAAGTCAGACGCATCGTCTTTTACCAGTACTTCATATTCTACAAATTCCTCATAATTTGCACCATCTTGTTTTTTGTTTACTGATAACAATTGCAAAACTGCATTTTCAAGAATAGGAATACCATTTTGAATAATGCTACATTTTGTTAACGTATCTATGTTAAAGTCGCCGGTCTGAATGTTTACATCGTAGTAGTGATTCAAAAGATTATGATTGTTCTTTGTACCACTTAATACAATAGTCTTTGAAAACGCACCGCTTCTTTTTGATACGTCACGAATGTCAGCCACTCCGAAATTCAAAGGAAAAGCAGTTCCTTCTTTGACATCTAAATAACCACTTTCTAATTGAATCTGTACGTTAAACATTTATAGTATTTTGATTTGCTAATTTAATTGTGATTGTTTTACGAATCAAGTTTTTGTTTCGTCTGCGATTAACCTCAAACGATGAGTCTGTAACTTGACACGAAATGTAGTCATCTCCGAATCTTACAAACGTAATAGGCGAAGTAAGTAATTGCTCGAAGTACACATTCATTTCTTCAGTCATCCAGTCAGTATTCAACTCGAATGTTTTATCTAATTGAATTGAGTATGCCGTTTGTCCAAATTCAGTAGTGCGATAGTTCCACATTTGACCACTTACAAAACCCTCGTTCACTTTGTTGTATGTTTGACGTGCGATAGTTCCGTTTTCATACGATTTAAGACTAAAACCAAACGAAGCAACACTTCCCATTCTGTCCATAAAATAAACATCGTACTCGTTTATTCTACAACGTTGGTCAACATCTACCACATAGTATTGAGAAAACTCATCTAAGCCATCGTTTACTATTTGAAATGAAATTGTTGTTGTGTCTTCGTCAACCATAGGCAAAGAACCAGAATCTATAATGTCTGGGTTTCCATCAACTCCAATACATAGCTGTGTCATTATGTTTGCGTTTGTTATGCTATATCTGAATTGTCCAGTATTGGTGTAAATAATACAATACAAATCTGACGTTTCAAAGTTGTTCGCTACGTTAAGCCACAAGTTTTGTGTCGGTGTTATAGAGAATCCAGTAGTTGGTAAATCTGTTACAAATAATTGCGTGTTGTTGATAGTATCAATTAAGTATTGATTTTGATTGTATGTGGTGTAATCTACCCAAGAACGAACTCCATTGAAAACATACTTGTCCGATTCTGTAATTTCTGCTAAAGTTTGAGTCTTTCTATTGTCAGCGTAGTAAACATTACCATCTATTGTTGCGTTGTTTACATTTGACCATAAAGCACTAATAGTGAATTGAGTTGAAGACTGCACCGACTTGACAACGAATAAGCCCTCAATAAGTGGATTTGCCAAGCCATCGTCAGCTTGTTTAATACTTACTTGGTCGCCTACAACAAACGTATGTGTCGCACTTGTGATTTTTACAAAGCCAGCGTTATTAGTCAACGAACTTGAATAAGCAACCCCTTGTATGTACTCCTCTCCGATTTTTACATCGTAGTTGTAATAGCAGTCGCTTGGATTTGTTACGTTGATATTGAATGTAACTTTTGATTGCAGAAGTTTAGATAAGTCTATTTGTCCGTACCCATCGCTGAATCTCGGTAAAACTTTATACTCTCCTATTTTTGTAGCCGTGCCACTTGCATACACTTGAAAGATATATTTAAAACCCAACTTGTTTTTATTCGTTGAGTTGTATATAAACATCAAAGGGTTGTATGCTGGTGCGAAGTCGTAAACTTCTGCAATCTTAGTCATCGCCATTATACTATCGGTGTTACTTCTTTTGGTACGTATGTAATCAATTCTAATTCTTTAACCCACATAAACTTCTCGTTTGTGCAGTTTATCATTTCTTCGGTTGAGATTATCCAATTATCATTAGCGTCTTGAATTGGGTTGAAGTAAGAATCATCTGTGTACAATTGTCCCACTAAAGAATCTTTTTGTTCTTGGTTTAATAAACCTACTAAGGTATTTATGTCTTCGGTTGTTATGTCTTTTAGTTTCATTATACTTGTCTATTTAAAGTTGTTTGAAATGCTTGTACTCGTGTGTAAAGGTTTGATGCTTCAGTGTCACTTAGTCCATCTCCGATAAATGCAAAAGCGTGTTGATAAGCGTTATAAAAAACTGGCGCACTCAACCCATCTCTACGAGTCCCCAAATAAAAAGATAAATTAGGTAAAGAGCTAATAGTTACAGTGCTTGAACCTAAAGAAACATTGTTTCTAAATCCTTTGTATAAAGTTGTTGAAGTCCTTGTTGCTAATATTAATCCAGTAGTTGGTGTTGGTGTGTAATTTATAAGCGATAAAATAGAACCACTTATTAAGTTACCAGCACTTAAATTGTTTTGTAAATATGTAGTAGAATCCGTTACAACTCCGTATATTTTATTACCCGCTATATCTTGTGTTCTTGAATACATACCAAATGAATTACTTCCTACACTTAAAGATGTTGAAGGCGTCAAGAAAGTATTAGCATATCCGTTAGTTCCATTCGGTAAAGCACCATTTGACGAGTGAGTCCATCCACCGCTAAACGCTAATCTAAATGCAGTATCCTCATCTAAAGCATTTGCAAGATTAAATTTGTGCGTTGTAGCCGTTCCACCCACAAAAGGATAAACCGCTTTTAACTTAGTCCATATTCCATCAGTTTTTAAACCTTGTACCAACGTATCCACTGCACTTGTAATTGTTACGTCTTGAATGTTTGTTGCTCCTAAGAATAAACGAGCGTTAACATCTGTTGCATTAGATGAGTAGATAGGTGTACCAACTTGGCGACCTAAAGTAGTCTGAAACTTTTGAACTGAATAGTATAAGTTTGCAGAGTCGTCATCTGTTAGTCCATCTCCAATAGTTGCGAATGCAAGTTGTTTATTTGAAGCAGTAGAAAGATTTCCAGCATTATTACTTCCACTAATATATAAAGATTGATTCGCTAAAGAGCCAGCTCCAGCAGTTCCAGTTTTAATTAATGAACCATTTTTAAAAAGTTTTTGAGTAGTACTTCCATTTGTTCCACCACTAAAAAAACCTCTTGAATCTGTTGATGCTATACTTGTTGAAAATGAAGCGTCTGCAATACCTATATATGATAAATTTGTTGAATATCTTGTTATTAAAAAAGTTGGGTCTAGTGTTCCTGCTAAATTAGAACTATTACCAATTTCGTAAGCATTCCCTAAATTGCTATTTGTTCTACTATATACAGATAAATTTACAGAAGTTTTTATTAAATTAGTTGAAGTATTTAAAAAAGTATTAGCAAAAGCATTTACTCCGTTTGGAGTTACTCCATTTGAGTTATGTGTCCAGCCGCCATTAAAAGCCAACCTAAACGCAGCGTCTAAATCTCTTGAATCTTTCAAGTTGAATTTATGAGTAGTTGCAGTACCTCCAACAAATGGATATATTGCTTTCATCTTTGACCAAACTCCGTACGTTTTCAAGTCAACACATAAAGAGTTGATAGCACCTTGAATTGTTGGGTCAGTAATTCCAGTAGCCGTTAAAAAAGCGGATGCGTTAGGGTCTAACCCACCTAAGAAAGCTAAACGATTATAAAGCGAGTATCCGTATCCGTACATCTTAACCTAATACTAAAGCGATTGAACCACTTGTTAAAGTCACTCCGCTAAATTGCACATCGTTAATTGGTGTAATGATTGCACCAGCTTTAATTGCTTTTGTTGCATCTGCTAAGTATGTACTCTTTGCATCTGTACCAGCAACCTTAATTGAACTAAAGATAGTGTCTTCAAGTACAACAATAGCATCAATTGTTTTAGTTGCTTCCGTTGTATTGTTTACTATGTACGTTCCTAAGTTAGCGACTAATTCGCCCATCAAATTTGTTCCCATTTCTTTTGTTTTTATTTATATTGTTTTGTTTTTAAATTTCGTTTTTAAAAAGCGATGTAAGCATCGTCTGAATAGTACATCTCTCGTATGTAAGTTGTAGCGTATCGAACTGCATCCATAGCATCGTCAAATAATTTAACTGGCTCATCTGTTATTATGTCGCCAATCTTCTTCCACTTGTAGTTGTCGTATTCCTTTTTCAATGGTGGATAGTCTTCTGCATATACTCCGAAAGTCTTAACATTGTCTATTCCTTTTTTAACTACCTTATTCGCATTGCCTACATTGTAACCAGCCGTTTGAAGTTCTGCAATAATTTCTGGTCGTGAATAATCCGCTAAGATGTCCGTATGCTTATCTACATTCAATTGCTCAAAGCGTTCAATTAGTTGTGTAGTCGTTAAATATGATTCGTATATAATCGGCTCAATGTAGATGTCTTTGTCGCAGTAGTAAACTTTAACCAATGCAGTAGGGTGGTTGTAACCAAAATCTAAGCCATAAACAAAATTAGTAAATCGTGGCTCTCGATGCTTTACAAATGTCCAATTTGAATAGATGTTAAGTTTACTTACTGCTTTCTCTCCAAGTGCGTAAATCTGATATAGTGCTTCGTCTGTTCTTTGCAAGTCTTCAATCTGTCTTTTGATTGATTCAGGTAAGAATGGATTGTCTTTGTACGTTGATTTAATTAATACGCTTTCTTGTTCTGGTAGTTCATACAACCAAGAAGCAGACTCAGATGGATTGTAATCGAATATAAGTTTTGATTCCGTTCTCATATTCAATTGCTGGAAGTCTTCAAACCATAACTCATTCGCCTCATTGCACCAACCTATGTCACGTTTACGCCCTCGTATCTTTTGCTCATCGTCAACACTAAAAAACTCTACGATCGAACCATTTGCAAATCGGTAGATATTTTCAGACATATTGTGGTTAGTCTTTTCGTATAAGTCTAAGTCTTTAAGCACCTCGAAGAAGTCACGCATCACGGTTGCTCGTAAAGCTGGGAATGTTTTACGAACTATTGATACTACCTTGTTTGGATTAGCCAAGCACCACACAATAAGCAACTGACAAAGCGAATACGTCTTGCTTGAACGTGAACCACCTTGGTTAATGCAAAATCTAATATTAGGATTCTGCATTGCTTCCCAATTTTTCTCAAATACTTTAGTAGCCTTTATTTCCATCGTAATATCTAAGGCTTGTATTATTGAAACTATTTTTTCTGCCAGATAGTTTATCTTTTAAATTATGATATCCTATACCATAAGATTCAGATGCATCTTTAATACAATCGTAAATAACCCCACTTGATATATCTATTACTTTTTTTGCGTGAGAATGTTTACCTCTACTTTGAGATAAACTCATTTTTAATTTAGTTTCTTCACTTCTTTTTAATCCAGTAATTTTTTTTGATTTAATTTCACTTACCTCTTTTGAAATTCCATTTATACCATCTCCACCATTTGTCATATTAACAAGTTGCCCAGTTTTTAAATCTCGTCTTCCATATGATTCAATTAAAAACATTTCTAATTCTTTAGCAACTTCACGATTCAAATTTGATGCTATTATTTCATGTTTAAAACCATGTTTATTTACAACGTTATGCCAATACTTATTTCTTCCATTTTTTGACCAACATCTTCTTTGAACAATTCCTATTCCAATATAGAAAACAATATTTGTATCTAAAGTTCTATGTCTATAAACATATGCGTTTTTATTATTGGCTTTCATTATCTCCAACTATTGTTATTTTAATGTCACTTACTTGCTGACCTTGTGTAGTTATGTCGGTGCGTTCAGTTAAGTTGTTTAGTCGTTGTGTAATTGATGGATTGAATTGTCCAACCATACCGCCCTCAATTTGGTCTGTTCTGATTTCGTCCTCTATATGCGTACAGATTGTTCGATACTCAATATAAGCATTATCTGTATTTGAAAAATAATGTACTATTGTAACTCCTTTTTTATGGCAGAACGTTCTAAATCCAGACATTGTCAAAGGTGGTAAATGAAACTCAGATACTACACCTTTTGGTGTTGCTTTTTGTATCTCTCTTGGTTTAAGACTTACTTTGTACTCCTCGAATAGTTCGTACATTGCTTCAGGTGTCTTTATGTATTTGGGCTTCATTTGTAATGTTTTAGAAATTCGTCTTCACTTACTGCATTTATATTTAGTTCGTGCGGTTCGTCAGATGTGTACTCATAAAAGCAAACGTGCGTATCCTCATCTACTAAAGATGGTAGCATTCTTTGCATTCTTTCGTACATTGAACGAGAGTATTGAATTATATAGTACTTCATACTGACTTTTTACGTCTTGTTTTCTTTACTGGTGCTTCAATAATTTCAGTAATTGAATCTATTACCTCTTGTGAAGTTGGTGTAAATTCTGGTTCGTGCGATTCGACCTTTTCGTCTTCAAATAAATGCGTGTAACCTAAAGCAATAAGTCTTCTTTGTTGCATTGGTTTAATAGTGTTTAAGTCTATTTTTATCATACCTAAAATTCCATCGTTAATTGTTACCGTTTGTCCTTTGTATTCTTCTTTAACTTTCATATCGTTTTATTTATATTGTCCGTACTTTTCAAAATGTTTTATAGACTCTAACATCTCAACTATCATAAAATGTGCGGATGTATTACTTATGTTAAAATGTTTAGCAATCGTGCGACTGGTAGAAATTCTCTTATCAAAATACGTTTCAAAGAATATTAACTTAATTCTGTCCGTTATTTGCCCTCTATAATTTTCTAATATCTCCAATCTTTCACTGAACTTTATTTCGTCTTCAAGTGAATCGTCAATAGAGTCTTCAATGTATTCGTTCTCAACTGAATTTATAATCTCTTTCTTTGAGTCTGACTGCCATAGTAATTCACACTTAATTAAATGTAGAAACATTGCTTTTGCTTCGTGTTCTTCTTTATATTGGTACTTAGACTCACTTGCTTTAATGTAAGCGTTGTTTATAATCGTATCAATGTCAAGTTGTGAATTTAATCTACTGACAAAATATCGTGTGTAACGATTTATTTCATCGTAATTTTTCGATATGTAGTTATTTAGTAATGCTATCATACCAATTGTAAAAGTCTTTTATCCAAATTCTGCGTCTTACTTGACTGCAAAAGCATTCCTTTTCTTTCTCTCCAGTTACTCGAATACGAATAACAGATAGTTTTATGCAAGTTGTCTTCGCTGACTTTATAATTGGGTCAGCATCTCGCAGCTTTTCGATTAGTTCTATTTCAGTTTCTGCAAACATAGTTGAATAGTGTATCCGATTAATGAAACAAAACAAGCCATAAAAAAGTCTTGAAAATAAAAAAGTGCAAACCAAAAAGATAAGCACTTCATACAACTAACTGCGGAATAAATCGCATCGGTGTATTTATTGACCTCAATCTGTAAAAATAACCGATCAAATTGACGTTGTAATGGCTCAAAATTAGCAAACCACCACGCAAAAGAAATTAAAAATAGTACTTCCATATTTGCAAATATAAAATATTGTATTATAGACGTAACATTTTGTTAATAAGTTTATTTATCATTAATATTTTTATCGCATTCTTTTAATAATTTAATTGTTTCTCTGCAACCTAAAACTTCAGAAACTTTTCCAATAAATAATTGTCTTTTTATATTTTTGTTTTCTTCAATTTCTTTTGCTTCTTTTAAAACTGCATACCAAGTTAACTTGTCTTTTGGTAACTCCCATAATTGCTCAAATAAATAATCTACTGCACTCATAATTCTTTACATTTTTGTTTATAATACTCTGCAAGTTCTTTTAACTCATCCTTAGTGTACTTTCTTGTAATGTATGCACGTTCACGTAACATAGTAAATTCATCCGCTCCTATCTTGTTTTCTAAGTGTATTCCGTATTCGATTAGATTTCCAGATAATTGTACATTACACTTGTAGCAACTTGAGTGAACGTTGTTTTCGTCAAATCTAACGTTTGTATGCGTACCAGCAGAATAGTAATGCGATGCGTGTGTTACTCCGTTTATTCTTTTTTGGCACGATATACATACATTACCCTTATCTCTTAAGTTAATATATCGGTTGAAGTGTTGTTGTGCAATCTTAAAGTAGTCTTGTAATGTCATAACACTATCTTTTAATGCTTTCTTATGCACTTTCTTTATCTTTTCAAGGTTCTTTATTGCTTGACGTGTTTTAGTGCATACAAAGCAAAGTTTATCTGTGGTTCGATATGGTGTAAATATCGTTTCACATTCCTTGCACTTTTTATCGTAGTTAGTTTTCATAGTAGATTTATTTCTTCTTTAACCATATTATACCAAATAGATTCGTGATTTTCGCTTAATCCTAATAAACTAATTTCTTTTTTATTTAATTCATCAATTGCTATTAACGCACATTGTTTAGCTACATACCATTGATTCCAATGGTCATCTGTTGCATTATAAAATTTATATACTAACTCTTTTGCGTATTCTTTTGCTTTCATATTCCACTAATTATATTTTCGTTTAGCTTTTTCAACTGCTCTACTTCTCTTGTCAACTCCATTACTTTTTTATGCTCTGCGTATAACAATGTTTGGTATTGTTTGTTTTCATCTACTAAAATGTTAAAAGTAGTTCGTGCGTCTTGCAGAAAATCAAAGTGCTTTTGCATTGATTCAATTAAATCTGTACGATGTGCATTATTTTTTTTGATGTCGTCTATTGAAATCTGTAAAGACTGCGTTAACGATTCAAAAGTTATTGATGCTTCTATGATTGCTATCTGTTTCAAAGTATTATATTATTTAGTTCTTTTTCTACTTTGTGCCAATAATTCAATTCGTCTACAATATAAATAAATCTATATTTACAAGAACTTAAATCTTTAATTAATTGTTGTGCCTCATAAACTGCTTTTAAAGCACATTTTTTAGCTGAATATGTTGTTAAATCTCCAGAGTTATACATTTTATCAAACAAGTCTTTTGCTTTTTCTTTTGGTGTCATATCTTATTATTTAAAATGGTAAACTATCAAATGAATCATTCGGTTGTATTGCTTTTGTACTTGGCGAAGTTAATCTTTTTATCACATCTTTTCCTCGAACTTTAAAACCTAAACCAAAATTGTAGTCCATCATCATTGGCTCGTTTAATAGCGTTGGCTTACCGCCAGTATCTGTGTCTTTAATCTTTACTACTTCTACCATTGTGTAGTTCCATAAGTCTGGGTGTTGTGTTAATCTGTGAACTACTAAAAAATCATCTGCTTTATTTGCGAATGCTTTACCACCCTCAATGTCTGACTTTAATGGTGGCATAACGTGACCAGACCATCCGTGCTTTTCAGGATATACTGCCGAGCGTCTACCACTTGCTGAACTTGGATGAGCATTTATGTAGATTGTTTTACCATTCTTTGTAAAGTGCTTTAAATCGTTTAATACATCATAGTTTGAACTATAAGACATCGGAGTTTTTAAACCATTAAACGGGTCTATTAAATGTACATCGCATTCTGCTTTGTCGAATATGTTTAACAATTCGTCTGGAGTATATCGTTTGGTATTATCTACAAACTTAAACGAATTTTCGAGTATTGTTTCATATCTTCTAACTTCGTTGTATGTTAAATCCATAAACTTTTTACCAGAATACATCTGAATTAAGTCACGCATTACTTTACCTTGATAGTTCTCATCCATAAACAAACAAAACTTTAAATTGTGATTTGTTGCAAGTGCTAAAAAATACCATTCTAAAAAATATGTTTTACCTACGTTATCGTGTCCTAACAAAACATTTAGTTGTCCTTGCTTATGAACGAAGAAGTCGTCTAAGTCGCAACCTAATTTTAAACCAGTTGGAATCTTACCATCTAAATAGTCATTTAAGTATTGAGTACTATGTCCGTTGTTTAAAATCATTAAAATAGTTTTTGTTGGTTAGTATGGTTTTTAATTCGTTGTATTGCTTTATCGTAATACTCTTTATCCAACTCGCAAGCAGTAAGTTCAAATCCGTAATCGTGACAAGCTATTGCAATACTTCCTGAACCTAAATGCGTATCAAGTATTTTATCGTTTTCTTTTGCGTACTTATCTAAAATCCATTTATAAAGTGCAACGGGTTTTTGAGTTGGGTGTATCCTTGTTTCTTTATTATTCATATCGTGCTGTAACATTCCGTGCCAAGTTAAATTTAAAAAATCTAATTTATTTAACCAACTTAACCAAGCAAGTTCTCCTGTGCTGTATGTAGGCATAGTTACATTTTTATGCCAATATAAATATCCACCTTTTAATCCAAAAAAATTAGCACCCCATATAATTTGTTTTTTAGAAACTCTTTTTAATTCATTAAAATAAGCATCAGAAGGTATATTAGAATCCCAACCTGTTTTATAATTATTTATTTTTGCTTTACTATTTTTTAAATGATAATCACTATTTGCTCCATTATTTTTCTTATCTGCATTAATTCCGTAAGGAGGGTCTACAATAGCTAAATCAAAATAATTATCTGGATAACGTGCCATCAAAAGCATATTATCTTCATTCGTTATTGTTATTTTATCTGTTACTTTCATTTGTTTAAGTTTATTTGTTTCATTACGTGATTCATATATTTATCTTCAATTGGTTCTTGTTGTTTAATTTGTCCAAGACTACTTTTTTCCCAAGTACGTACACAAGCCTTCCAATCTTTCATTTTGTTTCTACCAACCATCCAACCTTTTGATTGATAAAATGCAATAAATGTTTCAGCATCAACATAGTTTTTTCTTTCTTTACAATAGTCTAAAACATCAAAAGCCGAAGGCGGTGTAAATGTATTATTTTCATTCTTTTCTTTCTTTTCATTCTTGTTAGTTGTTACTTGTTTGTTATTGGTTTGTTGCTCATCTGTTATTTGGTTTGTTACTATCTGATATTTTTTGTAGTTAACTACCTGAATAATAGTACCTTTCGAGCTTGTTTTGATTGTTATTTCGTTTGTTGATTTTAGCTTAGTTAAAGACGTTCTTATTTGTTGAATTGTCAAACCAACTTCTTTACTTAATAAATCCAAACCAGTTAAAGTTTGACCAACTTCAATCAATTTTCCTCTGTAATTTCTTTCTTTGTGATTAGCTTTTAAAAGTAAATACATAAATAACCTAAACGTATTCTTATCGTCAAACCATTCCCACTCTAAAATCTGTCTGTGTAATTTTATCCAACCACTCATAATATTTATAAACTAAAAAACCCCTATAAATCCGTAGAGTCTCAAGCTACTTCATTATAAGGGTTAATTAAAATTCCTTTTGTTGCCTATGTTTGAGACTGCAACTCTGCAAATATACAATATACTAACTACTTTTCATCTTCAAACAATTGAATCTTTTGAACAATTTTATCAATTTCATTAACAATGTCAACCCAACGTTGAGCAGTATCTTCTGGTAGTTGTTCGCTTACATTCTCAACTATCTTTTCAACCCACGTGTAAAAGTTTTCGCATCGTTGTTTAAATTCACGTTTGTAGATTACTTCGTGTGATAGTTCGTCTAATGTATGAAGTATTGACTGCATCTGTAAAGTTAACGCTAAGGTTAAGTCTAAGTCTTTTCGTTGTTTAGTGTTCATATTTTTATTTTAATAATTTCTTTTTTAATTTCTACTAAATATTGATGTGCTAAACTACCTTCATTTATATAAAGCCTATTTCTAAAATCTAACATTTCATCAACTGCTATTAATGCACATTGTTTAGCTTCTTTAACTTTACCATCGTAAACTTGTAAATATTTATTTACTAATTCAATTGCTTTTTCTTTTGGATTCATAGTTCGTAAAGTTTTAATTTATAATCGTTTAATATTTCGTGTAATAAATCTCTAATTTCTTGATGAATAGTAGCGTCTTCTAATTCATATTTAATTAATGCTCTTAACTTTTGGTCAAATTCTGCAATAGCTATCTTATAATCTTCTGCTTGTAGATAATAAAGTATTTGTTCTTTATCTCCTTTTATAGTTAGTTCCATAGTTTTTTTATTTATAGTTTCCTCGTCTATCTTCGCAGAACTGAATCCAGTTGTCCATAGTATCACAATAGTATATAATGCTTGGATGCTTATCCGCTTCTTTCAATGCTTCTGCTTTGCTTTCTGCACTTACTATCATTCGGTCTGGTTTTCCATTTGATAGCCAATATAAAATTACGTACTGCTCCATAGTCTTTAGTTTAAAAATATCGGTTTAACCACCCACCGAAAAGGATAAAATCAAAATGGCAAACTATCACTCTCTTGTTGTGCAAACTTCTGCGATGCAGTTTGAAGTGGTTTTTCTTGCTTCTCAGCTACTTTCACATCTCCATTGGTATAAACTACTTTTCCATTACCTAAATAGCGTTTAGAAGTCTTTAAATCACGTTCTTCTTTTGTTTGCGATTCTGTTAATCCTACGTTGTTTCCGTATTGGTCGGTAGAATCATTGATTGAAATTGTCAAGTTCAAATACTTTCCGTTGTATAACTTGCTTTTGTCGATTTTTGTTACATCAATTGATGCTGAAATTAGTACTCCCATTTTACTTTGTTTTTATTTGTTTAAAATTAATAATAATTCTTGATAGTATTCACGTGCAACTTCGATTCTTTGCTTTAATTTTTCAATGTCTTTCTCATTGTATTCAACTATAAATCGTTTTACACGTAGTTCGTTTGGTATGTGGTCGAAATTGTGTAAACTTTGAACTGCTTCACGAACCAGCAAATCTTCTTCGATTAGATTCAACTTCCAATGCTCTTTACGTACTTCACTTTCTACAATGTCAAAAGGTGTATTTGTAAGACAATATACTAATTCAGCTTGTTTGTGTCCAGTAAGCATCATATAGCCTTGCAACTGCCAGTAGTACGCTTTGTTTTTAAGTTCTTTGTCAAACATTGGAAACGTAGCACCAGACCAACTGCATTTTATGTCAGCTAATAAAGTATCATTCACCAAATCTGGTGTGCCTACAACATAATCATTCTTAAACTTTTCTTCGTTCTTTAGAATCCAATTCCAGTCTAATACTTCACTCGCCAACTCAATTGCTATGTCTTCGTTTTGGTTTCCTTTGTCCGTATAGCGTGAACTAAATTCTTTGTATATACCTAATTCTTTCTCACGAAACATATCTTCAATAAGCGTCTTTGCAGTAGCAGACAAAACCTCGCTTTTTGTACGAGATTCTGTCATTAAATTGCCTAACTGCGAACATCTGAATAATAAACTCATAGCGTTGCAAATGTTAATTTTTGTGATTCTGTTAATTCAAACTGCAATAAATCTTCTTTCTTAGCAAGTCCTTTTCCTATTGCTTCAATTGCTTTGTTGAAACGCTCATCTGTGATTGTTCTTGGCTTCTTTACTTGTTCTCCACCAGCGTCTGTGTCTTTGTCTGTTACAATACCTAAAATAGAACTCAAAGCGTAACGTCTAAAGTAAGTAAGTTGACTTCCGTACACTTGAAATTCATTCATTCCTTTCAATGCGACATCCTTAAGCAATGCCATTTTACTTTCAATCGTTTCTCCAGTTTCAACGTGAAACAAAATAGTAGTTAAATTCTCGTTTTCTATTAATTGAGTAAATCCCAATCCGTGTTTTTTTAATAGTGGGTTAATTACGCTAAAGATTTTAGGCAAATCTGCAAAGGTGTAACCATAACCTTGTGTTGCTTTGTGAATCACTGGAACTTCTTGTTGAAATTCTGCTAATGCTTTAAATAAATTTTTCATTTTCTTAGTTTTAAATTGTTAATAACGTATGCAAATATAAACATTTTTATTTAATTGATAACTTTTTTATCAAATTA